TCATGGAATACAGGGAAGACATGTTGTATTCATGGATGTCAATCCATCTCTGACCACTTCATTTAGTGTGTCATATAATGATTACAATAGAAGAATGATCATTGATCCAAAATCATTCACGGCATCTGGTATAAGTTCTTCTACGAATACATTTACGATTGTCAATCACGGATTCAGCAATGGTCAAAAAGTAATTCATACTGCTACATCCCCTGCCGAAGGACTTGAGGACAATAAGATCTACTATGTCTATGAAATTGACAAAGATAACTTTAAGCTGACTGATACTTATTATGAAGCAACTCGTCAGAAACCAAGTGTGGTAGGAATCACAAGTGCTTCATCAGGCACTATTTCTCCGATCAACCCACCACTAAAAGTATACAGAGATTCGACTGTAGAATTTGATGTATCTGATGGATCACTTGCTTACACTAAACAAGCATCATCTTATGCTGCATTTGCACTGAATTTTTATAGAGATAAATCTTTCACTCAACTCTATGATAAGAACGATGAAAGTTCGGTATTTAATGTTGTAAGAACTGGCACCGTTGGTATTACAACCGACGCAAAAGTTACTCTGTCAATCACAAAAGACACGCCAAATGAGATTTTCTATAAATTAGATCCCGTTTACGAAAGTGATGTTCCGGTTGAGAAGTCTCAAATTGTAAATGATAGTGAGGTAACTCCTAATAATCAAATTGATGTAGAGTTCAGTGCTTATAGTGGAACCTTCCCAATCGGAAGTGCTACCACAAATACTTTTACATATACGATTCCAGTAACACCTGAAAAGAGTTCTTATATTAGCTCTACATCAAATCTTTCATATGAGACTGATTGTACACATACGATCGGTCCAATCTCAAAAGTCTCTATTGAAAATGTAGGTAAAAATTATTATTCTTTGCCTGGATTCTCCACTGTCACATCCGGTATTGGAACTGGAGCGATTCTCACCACGGCATCTACTAATATTGGATCTGTCAAAAAAGTAAGAATTGAGGATATCGGATTTAATTTCCAGATTGATAAAACTGTAAGACCAACTACCGCTCTCCCACAAATCATTGAGATTAATTCTCAAACTGGATTTGAATCTGTTGCCATTACCTCAGTGGGAAGAGGTTATGTTAAGGCACCTAGACTCGTAGTATTTGATGGAAAAACCAATGAAAGACTGTCAGATGTTGATATTAGATACAAACTCGGTGATAATCAGGTCTCAATCCTTAAGAATACTTTTGGAATAAACAACACTGAGCCAAGAATTCTACCCATTGAAAACACCAACGGTGTGGGTATTAGCACAATCGTTTACAACACATCTACAGAGGATGTTACAGTTACCATGGCGGTTGGTTTTAGCACTGCTGACTCCTTCCCATTTACTGTTGGCGATAAAGTGATGGTGGAAGGAACCAGCGTTGGAGTTGGTTCTACTGGAAAAGGATTCAACTCTGAAAGTTATGGATATGACTTATTCGTTATTAAGTCTGTTACAGAAAACAGAGGTGGAATTGGTAGCGTATCATTTAATATCTCTGGTATGGTTAAGAGTGGAGAAATTGTTGGTGACTTTGATTCTGCCAATTCTATCGGTAGAATTATCCCAGAGAAATTCTTCCCCATTTTTGTTTCGACATTAAAACCAAACCAATACAATAAAGGTGAGACTGTAAAATCTGGTACAAAGTCGGGTGTTGTACAAGGTTGGGATCCAAAAGTTAACCTTCTTAGTATTTCATCAATTGATGATTTCTCAACTAACGATTTGATTGTTGGACAATCATCAAATGCTCATGGAGTTGCATCTTCTGTAACTTATTTTGATTCATCCTTGAATACCGATACTTTATCTAAGGTATCTAAGGGATGGCAGACAAACTCAGGTTATCTCAATGACAATCTTCAGAGAGTACAAGATAGTTTCTATTATCAAAACTTCTCTTACTCTTTAAGATCCAGAGTAGATTATGATACTTGGGAGGATGCTGTTGGTTCCTTAAACCATACACTTGGATTTAGAAAATTCTCGGATTATCAAATGGAATCAAAACTTCCATCTGGTAGTGAAAATGCTTTGGTTGTTGGGGTGTCAACTAACCTTACATCAATTGATGCTGTATATCAATTAGAAACTTTCATTGATCTTAATTGTGTAAATGATTTTGATCTTGTAAAAGAAAATTCTAAGTCGCAGACTCAGATTGTATCAGATCAAATTACCTTCTCCAGTAAAGTTCTTACTGATTTCTTTGAATCAGTTGGTAATAGAGTTCTATCAATCGATAATGTTGCAAGTGAGTTTAATAGCAATCCCAGACCAACTGCATTTAGCGTTGCAAATACGTTTGACCTTGATGAAGTCAGAGCTCAGAAGTATATTACCTATGTTAAAGATAGAAGATTTGTGGGTCAAAGACAATTGATGATTGTCGATCTTGTACATGATCGTTCATTTGGTTATATCAACCAATATGGTCGTGTTGAGACAACATATGATCAGGGTTCTTTTGACTTCACAATATCCGGTGGTCAGGGTCAACTTCAGTTCTTCCCAACAAAATCAGCAGTCAATAACTATGATATTACAACTTTATCATACAACTTAGATGATAACCTACTTGGAGTTGGCACTACTGGCATTGGTCCGGTTCTGATCGATACGAAGAGTGTTGCTCTGAATAGTGGATCCACATCAAATGTTGTAAGTATCGCTAGCACTTACAGTTCTATTAAGTTGATGGTTGAAGTTACTCCTGACATCAATGGGAATGAATTTACTTACGAAAATATAAACATAGTTCATGATGGAACTAATGTCTCTGTCCTAGAGTATGGTGACTTGACCACTAACCTTGGAGCATCAGCGCACATCGGATATGGCACTTATCATGCATATATTTCTGGTTCTTCATTAAATGTTGATTATATTCCTGCTTCTGGAGTAGGAGTTGGAACTACTGGTGTTATCAATGCAATGGTGATTGGTATTGGTAATAGTGATACAACTGGCATAGGGACACTTGATCTAAATCATGCAAGAATTGAGGGCAGAAACACTAGTATAGCATCATCTACTTCACCTGTTCCAAATGTTATCGGTTCATATGATAATGAATACGATGTTGCACACTTTATTGTTCAGTTAACTGATATTACCAATAACCAATATTCACTTTCAGAGTTATTAGTAGTTGACGACTATATTTCTGATGATGGTGTTGGTAATACATACGATACTGAATTTGGAATTATTGAGACAAACTCTGGTATTGGTACAATTGGAACAAGAGTTAATGGCGCTGCTGTTGGTGTTGCTGCAACTGTTGAGGTTCTGTACACTCCTCCTGCGAATGTTCAGGCACAGGCAAAAGTCTTTATGGTTGCATTGAGACATGCTGATGATGAAAGATCTGAAGTTGATTTTACAAACGGAACTATAGACACATCATTCTCGCAATATGAGGGAACTGATACTGACATTAAGAGAGCATTTGAGCTTAAGCATAGAGGAAGACCAATCTTTGAGAGATACTTTGAGGGTAATGATTCTGATGAAGTTGTCGTGGATGATAACACGATCAGACTACCAGATCACTTCTTTGTAACTGGTGAGCAATTAACATATGTCCATGCTGGAGCTGCAAGCACTCAGGCAATTGGTATTGCATCAACTTCATTTGTTGGTATTGGTACAACCGATAAAGTTCCTGGAACTGTTTTCGCAGTCAAGGTTGATGACAATAAGATTAAACTTGCAGCTACCGCTGAGAAGGCACTGAAGGCTACACCTGAGGTGCTTGACTTCACAAGTGTTGGTATTGGCACATCTCATAGATTTGTATCAACCAATCAGAACTCTAAGGGTATTCTGGCACTTGATAATATTATTCAATCTCCCATTGTTTCTACTGCTCTCACAACACACCTGCATAGAACCGCAACATCAAGTGATGATCGAATAACTGTAAGCACTGGCATCAACTCAATCTTTGGAGGAGATCTTCTTAAGATTGAAAATGAAATCGTTAAGGTGTCTGGTGTTGGTATTGGATCTACAAACGTGCTTTCAGTTCAGAGACAGTGGTTGGGAACTGCACTTGCAGGACACTCAACAGATTCTCTCGTGACCAAGGTTGTTGGAAACTACAATATCGTTGATAACATACTCAACTTTGTTGATCCTCCTGTTGGTCAAACTCCACTGGGAACCTCAACTAACAGACCTGACGAAAGGGATTGGACTGGCATCGCTACAGGATCATCTTTCCAAGGAAGAATATTCCTCAGATCTGGTGTCCAAGATACATCAAATGAGACTTATTATAGAAATAAGGTGCTTGATGACATTTCTGATAACTTTAATGGAACTAATAGATTATTCACACTTACATCAGAAGCATCAAATGTTGGTGGAATATCGACTGAAAATGCGGTTGTTCTGATTAACGACATTTTCCAGGGTCCTGGGGCGACAAGTGATTACACCATTGAAGAGAGTAGTGGTATTAGTTCTATTAGATTTGCAGGAACTGCTACCTCTGTTTCCTATGATGTCAATAGTTCTAATTTACCTGTCGGAGGAGTCATAGTTTCAGTTGGTATGACTGACCAAGGTCTAGGATTCCAACCTTTGGTATCCGCTGGAGGAACAGCAACTGTCTCAGGTCTTGGTACTATTTCTACTATCAGTATTGGTAATAGTGGATCTGGTTATAGAGCTGGCGTCCAAACTGTTAATGTTGGTGTCGCTTTGTCAAGCACTAGTGCTCCAAGCATTGAGTTTATTGGAACTGCAACAATTAGTAATGGCAATATCGTGAGTGTTGCAATCACGAATCCAGGAACTGGTTATACAACTACTAATGTTCCTTATGTAATCTTTGATGATCCGCTTTCATATTCAGGTATCGCACTAACATATAGTTCTGTCTCAAGCGGAATTGGTAGTGGAGCGACTATTGATATTGTAGTTGGTCAGGGATCAAGCATCATCGACTTTGAGATTCGCAATACTGGATACGGATTTAAATCTGGCGAAAAGTTAACTGTTCCTATTGGTGGACTCACTGGTATTCCAACCACTTCCACATACAGAGAATCTCTGATTGATGTTCAGAAGGTGTTTACTGATGAGTTCACTGCCTGGTCACTCGGAACTCTGCAAGTGCTCGATAATCTTGACGATCTCTTTGACGGAAGCACTGTTGCATTCTCGCTCAGAGATTCTGGATCACTTATCACGATTAGAGCAGCGAAAGGTTCTAATATTAATGTACAGGATGTTCTCCTTGTGTTTATTAATGATACACTCCAAGTTCCTGGTGAAGGATATACCTTTAACGGTGGTTCTACTATCACATTCACAGAAGCACCTAAAGTAGGAGACAAATCTAAAATTATCTTCTATAAAGGCACTGGAGCAGTTGATGTTGTCTTCAGAGATATTATTCCTCCAGTTAAAATTGGAGACACATTACAGATTGAGTCAGACGTTGTTCATCTTAATGAAGATCCCAGAGTTGTTGACCAAATTGATTCTACTGATATTATCACAACTGATCCATATTATGGTCCAGGAAATACAGCAGATGAAAATCTTGTTAGACCTGTGATTCTTTGCAGACAAACTGAAGATAAAATTATTGATAATAAAGAAGTTGGCAAAGACAGAGAACTTTATGAACCTGGCATCAATCCAGGTGCGTATCTGATTAAATCTGTTGGAATTGGATCTACAACAATCTATGTTGACAATATCAGACCCTTCTTTGATTCTAAAGTTGAGGACGCTACAAGTCTTACCTTCCAAAATAAAGTAACACTTGTTTCGCAGGATACTAAGACAGGTGCAGCTGCAACAGCTATTGTATCTGGTCTTGGAACAATATCTTCTATATCAATATCCTCAGGTGGTGTTGGTTACTCTACCGCTCCTACAATTAGTATCGGCGGAACTGCACAGTCTGTAGGACTTGGAACCACTGCAGTTGCAACAGCATCTATAACTTCTGGCGTTGTTACTTCCATCACTTTGTCAAACGCTGGCACTGGATATACAACCGCAAAACCACCACAAGTTCTGATTGCACCACCAGCATCTAACGTAGAAACTAATAGTGTTGGTTCATTCTCTGGTGATAGTGGAATCGTTGTTGGATTTGGAACTACTTCTTCTGGTTCTGACTTACAGATAGTTCTTGATCTTCATGTCCCAGCGGGATCATTTATGAGAGATGCTTCTCTTGTTGGAACCGCTGTAACAATAAGTGGAATTGGAACAAATGATTATTTCATGGTTTATAACTCTAATGTTGGTCTCGCAACAACTTCTATCTCCTCTAAAGATGGTGGTGGAACTACCATAGCGATTGGCAAGAGTTACATTGATAACATTTATCAAGTTGCCTCCGTTTCTACTGTTGAGTCCACAATCACTGGAATTGGCACCACTCATATAAGAAGAATCCAGGCGACTGTTGTTGGACTTGGAACTACCACTGGAGGTATATACACTACCTCGAATTATATGGGTAATTACAGTTGGGGTAGAGTTGATTTAACAGGAAGAGTACAATCCTATGAGTATAACTTCTACGGCGATGATGGTGTAGTTGGCATCACAACTTCAGGTCTTGTAAGAAGAACAAATCCACTCAAATTTAGAAATTACATCGTCTAAATAAATTTTGTGGTCACTGTCCCAATAAATAAGTAAAAAAACCAGTACAAATGGCTGCTATTATAACTGATCAAATTAGAGTGCTTAACGCCAAGAATTTTGTTTCTGACGTTGGCATTAACACTTATTATTCTTTTATTGGTTTACCGAATCCAACAGATTACCAAACTGATTGGAATAATAACCCTCCTTCACCAAAGGATAATTTTGATCAGGAAAATGACTATTGGGATACAATGGTCGCACTGAAAAAAATTAATACTGCTGATATTAGGCAAGTTGTTCCTAAGAGACAATGGTCATCTGGTACAACTTATGACTACTATCGTCATGATTATAGCAGATCTAACACTGCCAAAGTGTCTGGTGCAACAAACTTATATTCTGCATCATATTTTGTAATTAATGAAGATTATCAAGTCTATCTTTGTTTGCAGAATGGAACTGATCCAGATAACCCAAGTGGTAGACCATCACTTGATGAACCCACTTTTACAGACCTAGAGCCAAGGGCAGCTGGAACTAGCGGCGATGGATATATTTGGAAGTATCTGTTTAGAATCAAACCAAGTGAAATTGTAAAGTTTGAGACAACAGATTTTATTCCTGTTCCCGCTGATTGGGCAACTTCCACAGATAATGCAGCGGTAAGAGATAACGCCGTCGATGGTTCTATTAAAATTGTTGCAGTTACTGATCGTGGTGTTGGACTTGGAACTGCTAATAGAACATATTCCAATGTTCCCATCAAAGGTGATGGGTCTGGTGCAACTTGCACAATCGTTGTCAATAACGATCAAAAAGTTGATACAGTTACCATATCAAATCAGGGTTCAGGTTATACGTATGCAAACGTTGATCTTGTAGCAGGTGGCGTCCCTACTGGAACTTCAAGACCTACACTTGATGTAATTATTACTCCTCAAGGAGGTCACGGTGCAGATATTTACAGAGAGCTTGGTGCATACAACGTTCTTTTATACTCTAGAATTGAGAATGATAATGAAAACCCAGATTTCGTTACTGGAAACCAAATCGCAAGAATTGGTGTCGTACAAAATCCAGAAGCAAGTGCTGGAACCATCTTAAATTCTGATAAAGCAAGTGCTGTTAATGCTCTTAAACTTGTAGGTGCTGGTTATAGTTCTGCTACTTTCTCTGCAGACTCATATGTTACCCAAACAATTGCAACTGGAAGCACTGCTGTTGGAAGAGTTGTTAATTATGACCAAACTACTGGTGTTCTAAAGTATTGGCAAGATCGTTCTGTTGCTGGATTTAATACAGTTGGAACAGCACAAACTCAACCAACCTACGGATTTGAATTGCAAGAATTTACAGCAACACCTGCTAGTGGTGGCAGCATCACTATTGTTCCATCGACTGGATCAAATCTTGCTATTGATACATCCTTTACGGGTGTAAGTACCGTAATAAATAATAGAACATATTACCTTGGTCAGTCATTTACCGATGGTGTTGCTGGTGCTGAGGTTAGAAAGCACTCAGGTAATATAGTTTACGTAGACAATAGACCATCGATCACGAGGTCATCTAACCAAAAAGAAGATATTAAAGTCATTTTGCAGTTCTAACGGATTATGCCACAGCAAACTAATCTCAACGTCGCACCATATTTTGACGATTTTGATGCTAATAATGACTTTCATAAAGTCCTGTTTAAACCTGGATATCCTGTTCAGGCGAGAGAACTGACGACACTGCAATCAATATTACAAAATCAAGTTGAAAAATTTGGTCAACACTTCTTTAAAGAAGGCGCAAAGGTAATACCAGGAAATACGTCATATTCTCAATTTTATAGGTGCATTCAACTTGAGAACACCTTTCAAGGTGTGCCGGTAAGTGCGTATGCTGATCAATTAGTTGGAACTAAAATCACAGGTCTGACATCAGGTGTTACTGCTTATGTTGATAATGTTCTCTTTCCAGAAGATTCTGAAAGAGGAACTCTTACCCTTTATATAAACTATCTAGGATCAAGCACTACTAATAACTCGACTGAATTTTTCTCAGATGGAGAAAATCTTGCTTGTGATCAAATCATTACCTCAGGTTTGTTAGGCAATACAACAATTGATGCCGGAGCACCTTTTGCATCCACAATTGCAACTGGCGCAGCTGAAACTGGATCTTCCTTTTCTATTCAAGAAGGTGTATATTTTATAAGGGGTCAGTTTGTCAACGTTGCAAGTGAAACTCTTATTCTTGATCAGTACAGCAGCAACCCTTCATACAGAGTAGGTCTTCTTGTAACTGAGGAAATCATTACCGCAGACCTTGATGAAACTCTTAACGATAATTCTCAGGGTTTTAACAACTACTCTGCACCTGGCGCGGACAGACTTAGAATCAGCGTAAGACTCTCAAAGAAACCAAACATCGACTTTCAAGATGACGATTTTGTAGAATTAGCGAGATTTAATGATGGCGTAATTAAGTCTCAAACAAAGAGCACTGATTATTCTCTCGACTTCATTGACGTTCTTGCAAAAAGAACATTTGCAGAGTCTGGTAATTATACAGTAAGAGATTTTGATGTCTCTGTTGAAAATGCACTTGATGATGGTGTGGGAAGTAGAGGATTATTCTCAGCAGGACAATTTACTCCAAGTGGATCCCCTGTCACAGAAAGTAGAGGAATTTATAAAATCTCACCCGGCAAAGCTTATGTTGAGGGTTATGAAATTGAAACGATTGGACCAACACTTATTGACTTTAATAAGACAAGAACTGTTAGAACAATAGAAGATGAATCTATAATTTATAACACTGGACCAACTATAAGAATCAATAATGTTTATGGTGCTCCCAAAGTTGGAATGGGAAACACCTTCACTGTCTCTTTGAGAGATACAAGAATTGGAAGTGCAACAACTGTCGCTGCTGGTTCTGAAATTGGACTCGCTAGAGTTTATGATTTTTCACTTGAGTCTGGTAGTTATAATTCTTCTAATGGTAATATCAATGAGTGGGATATTTCATTGTTTGATGTTCAGACATTTACAACACTCACTCTTAATGAAGCAACCACCCTAAACGTTCCTACTTTTGTTAAAGGTGAACAAACTGGCGCAACAGCGTTCATTAGAAGTGCTGTGTCTAATAGTAAGTCAGTAACTTTATATGATGTTCAGGGTAAGTTTAATGACTTTGAACCACTGACATTTAATGGTGTTGCTAGCGGTTTTGTTGGAGTTGCTGTAACAGAGTTTGGCATTTCTGATGTAAAATCAATTCATGGTGTTGTAGGAGCTGGTTATACTTTTAATGGAGATGCAATTCAGTCACCAATATCCGTAGTTGGTGTTGCTACGATCACTGCCACATCTGGTGGCGTCAGCACTGTAAGAAGCACTAATCCAAGATTCCCAACTGGTATCAAAGAAAATAATCTCGTCAGATATTCTGATGTCAATCGTGGTGGAAATACAAACAATGATCCAGTTTTTGCAAGAGTTGTATCTGTTGGTTCCTCTCACGTAACAATTGCTGGTGTCACTACAGTATCAGGTGTTGCAATTGGCGGAACTGTCGCTACTCAAATTGAAGTACAAGATTTTACTCTTCTTGGAACAAATCTTGTAGCATCATCTGATAATACACTTTATACTAAACTTCCAAAGGCAAATGTTTCTAATGTTGACTTAACATCAGCAAGTATCAATATTAGAAAAGAGTTCACTGTTAATATTGCAAGCAATACACTGTCTTCAGTTGTAACTGGCGGTGATAATGAAACCTTCACTGCATTTGACGAGGAAAGATATGCTCTTATCAGAACAGATGGATCCACTGAAGTTCTGACTGCAGATAGACTAGTTTTCTCAAATGGTGGAAAGTCAATTAATTTCCTTAACTTGGGTGCTAATGATACTGGTGCAACATTGATTGCAACACTTAAAAAAGAAAAACCCAAGTCTAAAGTTAAAATTAAAAATAGAGTTAGTTCTGTCATTGTTGACAAGTCAAAACTGTCAGCCTCTGGAGCAGGATCTACAACTCTGAATGATGGTCTTACATTTGGATCATATCCATTTGGAACCAGGGTACAAGACGAAATTATTTCACTGAATGTCCCCGATATTATTGAGATTCATGGAATCTTTGAGTCTTCAGATACATCAGTTGCGTCATGTCCTACCGCAGTTCTGAATACACTTACAAGTTCATCTACAACCACAACAGAATTTGTTATCGGTGAGAAAATCACTGGACAAACAACTGGTGCAATTGCAATCGTTGCTGAAAAAGTTTCAGACTCTAAGATATCATTCATTTACAAAAATGATATCTTATTTAAAGAAGGTGAAACAATTGTAGCAGATGAGTCTGATGTTGAGGGTGTAATTCAGACTTTAGACTCTCAAAGTTTTGACATATCACAAAACTTTGTTTTTGATGATGGGCAAGAGGGAACAATTTACAATATTGGATCTATTAAGAGAAAAGCAGGAGTCTCAGAACCCTCCAAACAAATAAAAATTTATTTCTCAAATGGATCTTTTAATTCTACAGATGATGGAGATATTACAACAGTATCTTCATATGACCAGTTTGATTATGGAAAAGATCTCAACTTTGTCAATTTTGACAGAGTATCTGATATTATTGATATCCGTCCTAGAGCCTCTGAGTACACGGTTGCTGAGAGCACAAGGTCACCACTAGAATTCTTAGGCAGATCATTTAATGCAGATGGAAACTCTGCGACAAATCCTCTTGCTACAGATGAGTCTATCTTAGTAACTTTCTCATATTATCTTGGTAGGATTGATAGAATCTTCCTAACAAAAGATGGTGCATTCCAAGTAAAATATGGAGAACCATCTGAGAGACCAGTGAGACCCGGACCTGTTGATAATGCGATTGAAATTGCAACCATCACACTCCCACCTTACCTCTATAGAACACAAGAGGCAGGATTATCATTCTTAGAGCAGAAAAGATACAGGATGTCAGACATCCGTCGTCTTGAAAATAGAATCAGAAATCTTGAATATTATACCGCTCTGTCACTCCTCGAAACAAACACTGCCAATCTATTTGTTCCAGATTCAGAGGGACTTAATAGATTTAAGTCTGGTTTCTTTGTTGATAATTTTAATACTTTCAGACCACAAGAAGAAAGTTTTGAGATCAAGAATAGTATTGACCTTGAGAACAAAGAACTAAGACCAAAACATTATACAACTTTAGTTGATTTAATCTTTGGTCCTGTCATTAATCCAGATCCAACAGCGGATAAAAACTTTACTCCGATTGAGGGAACGAATGTCAGAAGAAACAGTGACGTTGTAACCCTTGATTATGCCGAGGTAAACTACTTAGAGCAAAGTTTTGCTACAAGAGTAGAAAATGTAACTCCTTTCCTTATCAGTTTCTGGCAAGGTTCAATGGAGTTAACGCCTGCGACCGATACTTGGGTTGATCAGTCTAGACTTGAGGCAAAAATTATTAATACTGAAGGTGATTATTCTGAGACCTTCAACAATATGGTGAGAAATGGTCAGATTGACCGTGAGACTGGATTTGGACCCATTGTTTGGGGCTCTTGGAGAACTAATTGGACTGGAATTGAAATTCAGAACAGCACTAGAGTAAGAAATACAAGCAGATCTTGGAGAAGAGGATGGACAGCATTTAGAGAGAATCAAACTTTAAGAGATACTCTCAGAAACACTGTTGAAACAGGTATTGAATCAAGAACAGGTAATAGAACAGCTGTTACAGAGGTATTTGACCAAACCTCTGTTGGTGATAGAGTTATCAGTAGAGATCTCGTAGCATTCATGAGATCAAGGAATATTACATTTAATGCTAAGAGAATGAAACCTCTTACTCAAATGTATGCATTCTTTGATGGTAAAGATGTCACCAAGTTCTGTGTTCCAAAACTGCTTGAGATACAGATGATCTCTGGTACTTTTACTGTTGGAGAAACTGTAACCGCATCTGTAATTACAACAGGTCTTGGAGCAGACACATCTGATAACGCTGCAGCAATGGCATTTAGAGTTGCTCAGAGTAATCATAGAGAAGGACCATATAATGCTCCTTCTCAAACTTATGTTGACGATCCGTATAATAATCAGGCGTTACCATCAACGTACTCATCAACATCTACAGTTCTCAACGTTGATGTATTGTCAATGTCTGAAGAGACTCCAGGTCAATATGGTGGATATCTTGAAACCG